TAATCCCATGCTTGCGAGCCACCTCAGGGGACACCCGTTCGCCTTTACGGCCAACCAGAATATGCGCCCCATCAGACTCGTCGTAAATGTCCTTCGAGAGAACAACTGTTTTTATAGCATCTATTGACATGTCACCAGCATACCGGATCCCCCACCGAAAAGCCAGAGGACCCTAAACGCGAAGAAGTCGGGCCACCGAAGCGACCCGACTTCTTTAACGTCACCCCCACAAGGGAGGGTGCGTTTTACCGTTTAGATACCGGTGATCGTGCAGAACGACTCTGGGCGTTTCACGGCGAGAGCGATACGCTCTTCGGCGAGAATAGCCACTGCGTTCCGAACGAAGTAGTCGCTGTGCTGTTCGCTGACACGCACAGAGCCTTCCATCCGGTCGTACAAGGTAGCGCCAAGACCGAACGCACCAACAAGAGCAGTGCCCTCGGTGATAGCGGACGATTCAACAACAGGCATCCGCCACATGCGGGCTTCAGCGCCAACGGCGATGGAAGCAGCCATCATGTAGTTGTTGTTGCCGTCTTTTTGCAACTCAATGGTTTCCCAGTCGTTCGGGTGAACGATGATACCGGTTGGTTCGTAGTAAGCAAGAAGTACCTTGGTGATACCTTTGCGTACTGCGTCGGTACGAGTGTCAGCACCCAATGCTTGGGTGTTGATACCGGAAGTTTGAGTGATACCGGTGAGGTTGGTGCCAGTGCCGTCACCGTTAAGGATTTGATCATCCTCGGTGAGACGCAAGCCGTACAACAACTCGTTGTCGATGATGCCACGCAAAGCGGCTTCGTCGTCAAGAGTGTTGCGATGGGCAACCTCGTAGTGTCCGATTGTACGGACCGGGGCTTGGGTGCCAGCAACAGTCAATGAAGACTGAGCCATCGAGGTGAACGCTTCAGGTGTGCCTGAGCGTTCCGACACGGTGGCGGAGTTGTTGGTGAACCCGGTGACCCGGAAGTATTCAATCAGGTTGGTACTGGTCTGTTGCACGTTGAACAAGTCACGAATGCGGCTCGTGCGATGCGCACGGTCTACAATAGCGTCACGCTGCGGGGTGCCAAACTGTGAAGGCGTTCCCGAAGGCAAAGTCGTGTACATGTCTTTTTGGTAATACCCGCCGAGGTCGCCCTTGACGTTGAATGGGATGTGCATGGTGTAACCGCCACGGCCACCGTCGAGTGATTTAAACTCGTCGCTGTCGATGAAGGCTTGACCTACGGAAGAAGCAACTGATTTGGATTCGATCATTGCTTCAGGAGCAGGTGCTTCCTGAGCCCAATCGGCCATTTCTTTTTGACCTTCCATCGTTTCGATTTGCTCACGCAGGCCACGGGCCTTGGTGAGGTTCTCGCGAAACGAGGTCAAGTGTTTTGCTTCAACTTGAATATCGGGTCCGCCCTCTTCACGACCGGCCTCTGCGTGAGCAACGATTGAATCGTTGTCAGCGAGGGTGTCGCGGAGAGCAGACTTGAGTCCCTTAAGGTGGGAATCTACTGCCATTGTTTTTACCTCTTAGTAAATAGTGGGTGTACTTATGTCTACAAGGTAAGCACCCTGCTGACCACCAGTCTTACATATAGAGAGTGTAAGCGTGTGACGGGGGTCACAAACCCGGTTTATTCAGTTGGATCTTCGTCTTCGTCTTCGTCGATTTCCCAGCCATCTAACCCTCCAACGTTTACCGTAGGGTCGAAAACAACTTGCCCGCCGTAAGTCACCCGGCTTGGCCACGCCAAACATTCGAGTTCAGAAGCGATCCGTTTTAACGCCGACGCGGCAACCATCGGAGGGACCGAACCTAAATCAACATGGTTTGGTTCCGACGGGTCGTCGAACGAAAGAACAATAGTTATGACAGGGAAATGAGTGGCCTGCGGGATTTCATCATCGAATCCCCCTTGCCCCTCAGGCTGAGTAGTACTCCCCGCGGAAGATGGCCTCACCTCGGGAGATTGGGACGAGTTCGACATCAAAGTTTCCGTTACCTTCTTCGTAAGTGACTACTGCCATGCCTTGCTGCCAGTTTTCCACCGCGTTGACTGGTCTTCCGTGAGGGTCTGTTGAACCCTTCACACCGGGGACCGCTCCATCGATACGGCACAAGCAACCGGGGGACGCAGCGAGGCTACGTTTAGGACCCTCAAAGGTTCGCCGGGTTTTGTGCTGCAACTCGATGCGGTGGATATGTCCGTGGATGATACTGGTACGTTCGTCGTCCACAACTGCTCTCGCTGTCGAAGCGTTACTACGGGTGATGTGCCCATGGATGCAAGCAAGATTTTGGTTAACCCAATAAATGCCTGCCGGGTATCCGCCAACGTATTCGACGTTCAAATGGTCTTCGTTGAGGCGTAGAAGGAACGGCACTGACAAAGCAGGCCAGTCTTCAGGAACCTCGGCTCGTTTGAGATGCAACGCAGCAGCAGTGTTATTCGTTACCGCTTTTTGCAAACGCCGGTCATGGTTCCCTTCGAGGAGAACAATGTGGGCGTCAGGAGCATTAGCACGTTGTTCACATAGGAACTTGTGGCCGCGGTCAATGCTTGCTTGCGACGTTTTAGCGAACGCTGGTTCCATCTCGAACCGACCGAACTCTGCGAAGTCGAGGAAATCCCCGAGGTTCACAATCAGGTCAGGGTCAAGGTTCTTCGTTAACTGCAAAGCAATCGACATGCACTCTTCGTCGTGGAAAGGATCCATTTCACCGTCGTCATACATTCTGTACCCGATTTGCGGATCGGGGAGAATAACAGCAGTCTTGAATTTCTTAGCCGTTTTCTTTTTCTTCGGCACCGGTTTGACGGTCATAGGGGCGGCTTGTTGAATGGTTGGCCATTCAGGGCCAGTTGCCCACGCCGGGTTGATGACTACAGAGACGCCGCCAAGGTCATGAACTTCGGCTTCGCCTTCGTCGTTTTTGGTGATGCTTTGCCATTCAGAGATACGCACCTTTTCGATGCTTCCTATCTCTTCCGTTTCGATCCCTGACCGTTCTAACAGGTCAGCGATTTTTCCGAGCCGGGATTTAGCAATATCCTCTTTGAAGTCGTCGCTTAATTTACCGGCCATTAGTTTCTGGCCCGCCAGTTGCGAACTGCGCTCCACGACACGGGCCATCCCCTGTCGGTTAGGACATGTGAAATCCGTTGGTTTTGAACCCCATCATCGTTAAGGGCCGCGAGGAGCGACGTTTTGTCGTCGTCATCCATGGCCTCAAGGATCGAGTCAATACGCAACTTCGGCGCGCTTGATGATGTCCGCGACATCTCTTCATGTAGATCGCTCATGTGGTCAACCTTTCGTGTTGTCCACATATTATGTCACACGACGCGCCACGCATCGCGGAGGGTATGGTGTTGTTACTCTCCGAGGTCGGAGAAAGACAAAAGCGTGTGGAACTCTTGGAGTTCCTTAAACGACAATTCGTCTACAGTTTCAACCGCTTCGGCTTCGACCTCTTCGGCCTTGGCTTCTTCGGCTTCTACTTCAGTAACTTCAGTTTCAACCTCGTCTGCTTTTTCGTCCTCACCCTTTTTCTTAGCCTTGGGGGCTTTCTTAGGGGCAGGAGCGGGAGCAGGAGCGTCTTCGGCGTTACCAGCAGGGGTACCAGCCTCGGTCATCTCAGCAGCAGTGTTGTCGCCGCCATGGGACAAGTTGGCTACAGCATCAGGAGCGTCTTCGCCAGCACCATCAGCCCGCTCAGCGGAATCTGCGTCAGTGTTGGAGAAGCCAGCGACATCGCCGCCCTTCTCTTCTAAGTCTCCTAGACGGGCAGACAGCGTGTTCAATGCGGTCATAGCGTCAGACAGGATGCTCTGGAGGTCGCCACCGGTTTCGGGTGCAACCTCGGCCTCGGTGGTTTCAATAGTTTCGGCGTTGTCAGCCATAGTATCCTCCAGTAAGGATTTGATTTCGTTTATTTCTGCCCCTTTAAATATTAAGGAGTCGATTTCTTCATATTCAAAGCCAGAAAGAGATGCTTTTAATTCCATGACAGAATCAAGGTACTCATCTGATTTTAAATCAAGTGGAGTTTCTCCACCTTCGCGATAATGGCGAGCCAAATGGTTGTACACGCCTTTTCTATCGCTACCTCTTAGAATAGTGCCGCCTCGGGCGCCATTCAAAGAACCTATACCCTCTCTAAGTCCACCTAATGCTGCCGCACCTGCCCGGCCATCTGACCCAACATAGTGGTGGATGAAAGAGTAATTCGTTTTGTAATCCGGGTCTTCGCCATCTTTGTGGAAAGCGAAAATATCTGAATAGTATTCTTTGTCAGCAGGAGACCGAACGTTTTTATACATCGCTGCTTTCCAAGGGCGGTCATCGTCAAAGCCTACTGCGTGGCTTTTAATTGGGCCTTTGAGTTCGGTTTCTTCGGTCTCTTTGGCTTCGACCGGTATTTCTTTAACGCTCACTGTTTTGGTGCCGGGTGCAGCGCCGAACAAGACGGGGCTGTATTCGTACCATTCAAGAGACTTGATGTGGCGTACACCGGTTTCGGCTTTCATTTCTGATTCGCCTTCGGGGACGGAATATCCGATTGACCATTCTTGTTCATGGCCGAAGAATTTGATATCTTCGTAGGCTTCGCGTCCTCGGGTGGTGTTGAGGTTGAATTGCATTTTGACGAGTACGCCGCCGGCGTCTACTTCTTGTAGGTGGGCGGGGAGTCGTTCGTCTCCGGGCATGAGTTCTACCGCTGACAGGGTGCGGGCCACCGGGATGGTTGTGTCGTGCGACCATACGCCTTTAGGGATACGCTTACCAAGCGTCTTGATGTAAGCGCCGGGTTCGATAACGTCGTTTACGTTATCTACGATGTTCGTCACCGAAACGACGGCTTCTACTGTGCCTTCAACGTCGTTGATGGCTTTGGCTTCGACTCGCGCATTCTTGTGGGATAGTTCCACTGGCTTTGGCCTCCTGTGACCGTGTTTGGGTAAAGACTATGACAACTAGCCACCCCAACGTGTGAGCATATAGTTTCTCTAGTCGTCTGCTGTTTCTTGGCCTGATGTAGCGGCCACAGATAAGGCTACAGCCCCAGCAACGATAGTGCCAACCTGAGAACCCAAACGAGCCGTCCGCAACGCAACAGGATCAATATCAAACTCAGCAAGCGCACCAGTTACAGCCTTATCGGTAAACAGCATTGTGCAACGACAATTCACCGTCTCCTCAGCAGGAGCCGTCGGAGCCCCCGGATGCATCATCAGATTTCCGCCGACAACAAACGGATCCATCAACAAGCGAGCCTGCCCATCGGTATTCGTATGCGTATGCCGAACCTTCTCATCCTGAGACGACAACCAAATCTTGTAACGCAACCCAGACTGAGAAGCCGCAATCAACTGGCCCTCATTAACAGCAAACGAAGCCTCCGTACGCCCAATAGTTCGAGCCCGGCTCTTCGTAGCGTTACCAAAAACATCCTCAATGTCGCTGGCGATATCGTCAACAGATTTACCGGACGCTAAACCCTTAGCGATAGATTTCTCCAACCGGCGGCGAGTCGTAGCGTTAATTTCTTTGACCCGTTCCAGCCCTGCGATAACCGCAGCAGCCACCAACCCGTCGTCAACATCAAACGATTTGCCAACCATTAACGCCACATCGTTGCCGCCATCAACAAGCGCAGCGGCAAGGAATGAACGAGCGTCATCCGTTAACTGTTTATCCCATTTGATTTGATCGAAGATTTCACCAACGGACACTGAATGCCCCTTGTTGATTTTCTCCCGCATCTTACGCGACTTCCATTTCTCCAACACAACTCGCCGTTGCCGTTGAAAAAACGCTGTCATTTGGATTGCTATCGAATCCTCAAGGCGAGCCAACTGTTGGTCTCTCCTCAACCGAGCAAGGTCGGCTTCTTTACTGTCAATCCATTGAGTCCCGAAGTGGAAGCCCCACTTCGTTTCGGATAAAGGGACCGCATCATCCGCTTTTGCTTCCTCGACTTCCTCAGATTTTCTAGGGACAACAGGCGCAGGGTTGCCTGTAGTCGAAGGAGGGCTAGTAGGCGACCCAGCGTCACGAGACGAAGATGCCGTAGGCGGTGTAACAGCCGGACCGGCTTGGCCACGAGGCATAACCTGAATCGGAACCTTCTCAGGTTTACCATCCTCAGGAGCCTGCCCAACAGCCATCAAGTTGCCTTGAATAAACAAATGGTCAGCGCCAACACGTTCACGGCCAGTCAAAGCACGGTACTCATCAATAGTGATACCACCGGCCGTCAACTCGCTCAAATGAAACGAAGCACGTTCCCGTTCATCACGAGACAAAATCGCTACATCGGACAAATCAAACTTGACAGTCAAATCCTCAGACCCATCGATGCGATCCAACGCTCGTTCAATCAGCATCAAGTGAGGAAGCATCGTTTCCCGCCAGAACACTTCGAGTTCTGTATCGGCGTTAGCGAACGTAGAGTTCTTAGCGTTACCAACGACTGATTCGGGGACGCCGAACGCCATTAAGATTTCTTCTTTTGCTAATTGCTTAGCCTCAGAATATTGAGAGTCGCGATTCGTCACCGACGTATCGAAGTAAGCGGCATGCTCGGCTTCCATGATTGTTAACCGGCCAGCACCACCCAAAGCAGAACCAGTAGTGCCGAGAAAACGGCGACGCAACTCGTCTGCGCTATCGTCATCCATCTCACCTTTGACCATTAAAATACCGCCGGGGCGGCCATCGTTGATCATGAAGTTTCGGTTAAAGACCCGAGAATAGTAGTCGATCTCAGTAGCGAGACCGCAAGACTCCAACGGGGACTGGCCGCGATACGGGTCAATCGGATGCGGGATACGAACCCAAATCACATTCTCCGCAGGGATGATCCTATCTTTCTGAGGATGCGGCATTTCGACTTTGAAACCCGACACGAATGTTTTCGCATCAGGAATCGGGTAAGTGTGCTGAGGCGGCAACAGGTGCAGCCCCGTGATTTCATCAAGACGGTTACGAACGACCTCAATGAATGCTCCACGTTTCGACAACAAGATTTGCGACGACAACTGGAACCGGAAATTGTAGGCATCGTGGTAGGGGTTCGCCATCCGGTTCAACACCGGAACTAAGAAATGGTTTCCTGACTCTGCCCCATCGGTGTCAGCGACGTAAGCCCGCAACCGTGCGGCGTTAGACGAAATAGCGTAAACGCTTTTATAAACCCAAGTAACACGATCATTGCCGTGCGATACAGCCCGTTCGACATCCCAATCGTCTTTATATGGTTGGCCGGGAGCCCCACCGCTACTAGCGGTAAAGAACTGAGACTTGCGTCCGCTCATCCCTTCCCAACCGTCTTTACCGTGTCCCTGAAATCGGAAACCTTCCAAAAAACCCATATTAGCCCTCGTAGCCTGTTAGCAAAGCAACCATGAATAGAAGCGCGGCGGATGTAAACAAACCAACAGTGTCGCTGATCGTAAATCCGCCTGTGGCTCCAGCCGCTATAGCCGAACATAACGAGAGCGCAGCGATGCGGTCTCTGGGATTAAGCCCTGCCCGTAAAACACCCAAAGCGGCGATTACGGTGACAGACCCCCAAATGATAAGAGCAGTGGAACCAAGCATGGTACTAGCCTACGCCTCCTTGGTCGCTGTCCGTGGTAGGTACAGCAGTCGTGTCACAAATCTTGTATTCACGGTCAGGATCATACTCGTAAATAGACGACCCTGCGCCTTTAAGAAAGTATGGTGCCCGGCCCATGTCGAGTTTCATTCTTGGCGTCAAAGGCAACGCTAGCCTTAGTTCTTTGCCGTCTAACGGCCCGCCTTCGAGAGTGACGGTCCGAACTGTTTCCCTTTTTTCTTTAGTTCTTTTTCTTCCCATGGCATGTACCCTAGCGCGCCGAAACCCCCCGATGGGGGCTCCGGGTAGAAGGGGTCACCTCCTTGCCTTGCCGGGCTTTGCCATACACTTACAGATATTTGTGGCTAGCCGTAGTAACCGGAATAGGTGTTTCATTCATCATCTTCTTCTCCATACAAGCGTTGCCACCTATCTTCCAAATCCACACCATCGCCCTTAGCCTTCAACCAAGTGCGTTCGTCCCAAAACTCGTACCCATCGACACGCAGCATCGGTTCAGGCCATCCCCGTTCGACAACATCCGCAGCCTTAATAAACCTACGCCGCACCTTACGGTCCACCGGCCACATACATTTCAACCGCGGAGACCCGCCGATACAAAAATCGCAATGCCCGCAACGGACGTATCGGATGCGATACATGATGCGTTTAAACATTGTTTCGCCTCCGCTTAGACCTGTTACTTTCACGGCAATCCCAGCAGCGTCGAGCAACCTTCTTCTCGCCTTGGAAGGTGTAAGTAAACTCTTCGATCCCGTACCAGTCGCCACACCCAATACACACGAACTTTCCTGCCGCAGCAGACGCTTCAGCAGCCTTATCGCTTTCCGCTCTGCGTCGCTGTGTCGTTCGTTGTTGATTAGTTTTCGCGTACCTGTCTTTAGCCATCACACACCATGTCTTTGATTTCCATATCGGTTAACCCGAGTTGGCCGCCTACCTGACGGATAGATAAACCTTGCTTCAATAAGTCTTTCGCCCGGAACGCTAAACGCTCCTTCTCGGCCAACCATTGTTCCTGAGCAGACCCTGCTACTACCTGTTGGCGTTCCATCAGCCCTCCTTTATCGGGCGAAGAATCAAAGGAGTGCCCTCTCCGAGCCAAGCCCCGAACGTATTGAACGACAAATATTCGGAAGCATCTTCGTAAGATACTTCATGACCAAACATGAGGTGTTCAATCATTTTTTCTCCGTCGTAAACAAGGAGCGGCAACTCGTTGACACGACCCGCATACCCGACAATGCACGAATCGAAAAAGTCTTTGTCGCCGGGACCATCGAAAATGACTGCGTCTGGATTGGCCTCAGCGAGATCCAACCAGAACTGTGTGTTGCGTATCTCTTCACTCATATTGTTCCTTCTGTTTTTTTTGTTTTTGCTTTTGCTTTTAGTTCTCTCATCCAACACCCGTTACAAAAACGGGATTCGGTATTCTCGGGGACCCGTTCACGGCAGTCTCCTCGATTAGGGTAGCCGCGGCATGGCTTAGTAGCCCCGGTGTAGTTACCTCGTTCGCTTCGTACTGGTTTCATGTCACTCATTTTCGGCCTCCAGCCATAGTGCTTGGAACTCTTGGATCGTGTACCAAGCGTCACCTTCTTCGTCTCGTATAAACGCAACCCACTCGTCGTCAGCAGGACGTAGTACCGCTACCCAATCGTCGGTAGTGAGAAGCCAGCCTTCTTGCGGTCCGTCATCGGGCCACGGCACAGCCGTAAACGGGGTGAGGTGTCTCGTCCCGTAGTCGATGCATTCGGTTACAGCAATCGGTGTGATCAACATTATGTGTCTTTCTGGTTCGGGACATGAACCCATTCGGCGTCAACGTTAACGGGGTTAAGTGCCCCTACGTCCACGATGATGGCTCCAGTGGAATGGATTTCCGTAACGGTCCCGTATTCCTTTTTGGTGCCTTTACGTTCTTTGGGTTGGCACGAAACTTTTTGCCCTACACGGATGGTGCGTTTTTGGTCGCGTCGCCATTCGGTGAGTATCTCAATATCTGAGTTCGCTGCCGCTGCCTTTGGGAGCCGTGCGGTGATCGGGCCAAGGTCGGGTGCGGTGCGTTTCGCTAAAGCCCGTAGTTGGGTTGCGTCGAGAATAGCGTTCTCGTCTACAGCAGATTCGCAGGAGGGGCAATGCCCGTCGTACCATTCTGGTTTTAAAAGTTGCCGTCCGATGTATAAGCCGCATGTTGTGCAGCGAGCCATCTTTGGTCGTGTCGTTGTCTCTATCATGTCGTTTACCCTTTCTAAGTCGTATAGACACTATACCTTTTTTTTAGGGGATTCACAACCT